TAATGCAGAAGGTAAATCTGCATATGTGTATAGATGGACTCACGTACCTACTGGAAAGTGGTACGTGGGTTCACGTACAGCAAAGGGATGCCATCCAAACGACGGCTATTTCTGTTCAAGTAGAGAAGTAAAGCCATTGATTCAATCTAATCCATCTGAATGGAAAAGAGAGATACTTGCAACAGGTGATGCAGCACAAATGCGTAACTTAGAAGCAGAAATGTTGAAACAATCGGATGCAAAAAATGATCCGAAAAGTTTCAATAGACACAACGGTGACGGNAAGTTTACTACATTAGGTCGCATTGAACCGGAAGATATGAAACAAGCACGAGCAGCTAAACTAAAAGGTATTAAGAAACCTGAAGGATTTGGCGACATGGTTAGTGCAGTTCATAAAGGTAAATCTGTATCAGATATTACTAAACAAAAAATTGGAATTGCCAGCACCGGCAGAGTACAAAGTGATAGTGCTAGAGAAAAAAATAGATTGGCACACCTCGGCGAGAAGAATCATTTTTATGGCAAAACTCACACAGATGAGACGAAAATAAAGTGTGGTTCTAAAAACAAGGGAACCAAATCAACAAAATGGAAAGGATATTGGATTGCTCCTTCTGGTGAAAAATTTACCACCATCAAAGAAGCTCATTTAAAATATCCAGTTGTTGCTTTGAATAATTTAAGAATATGGTGCAATACTAATAAAAATGGATGGTCATTTGAACCATGTGGAGAAATACATGGCTAATAGTTATCTAAGAGAAAATCTCACTTTTGATAAAGCAGGGATGATTGTTGAGTCTGTAAAAGAAGGCGACGACAGTCTAAAAACTCTGTATATGAAAGGTATTTTCATCATGGGCGGAATTAAGAATGCGAACGAGCGTATTTACCCCGTCCGAGAAATTGAAACTGCTGTGGAAACTCTCAATAAACAAATTCATGAGGGTTACTCAGTTCTGGGCGAAGTTGATCACCCAGATGATCTCAAAATCAATCTAGATCGTGTATCTCATATGATCACTCATATGTGGATGGACGGTGCTAATGGTTTTGGGAAATTGAAAATTCTTCCGACTCCAATGGGTCAACTCGTAAGAACAATGTTGGAATCGGGAGTGAAGCTCGGCGTCTCTAGTAGAGGTAGCGGAAACGTTAACGATATGGATGGCCGGGTCAGTGATTTTGAAATCATCACTGTTGATATTGTTGCTCAACCGAGCGCTCCAAATGCATATCCCAAAGCAATTTATGAAGGACTTCAGAATATGAAGTACGGAAATAAAGTGTTAGAGATTGCTAAGGATGCTCAGGGCAACAAGAAAGTACAACGATACTTAGCTGAGGAAGTAAAACGCCTCATCACTGAACTAAAACTTTAAAAAGGATTAAAGGTATGCTAGATGCTATCAAACCATTACTTGAAAGTGGTCTAATCAACGAAGACGTAGGCAGAGAACTTAACGAAGCCTGGGAATCTAAGTTGAACGAAGCCCGCATTCAAGTTCGTGCCGAACTCCACGAAGAGTTCGCACAACGTTACGAACATGATCGCAGCGTTATGGTAGAAGCCCTAGATAAGATGATGACAGAAAATCTTTCAGAAGAAATTGCAGAATTTCAGAATGAAAGAACAGCAATGAACGAAGACCGTGTAAAAGCACAGTTGAAGCTGCGTGAAAGTGCTACTAAGTTCAATGACTTCATGGTTACAAAACTAGCCGAAGAGATCAGAGAACTACGCAATGATCGTAATATTCAAATGGAAAATCAGAAGAAGCTAGAACAATTCATTGTTCACGCCCTATCTCGCGAAATCAAAGAATTCGCAGTAGACAGACAAGCAGTAGTAGAAGCAAAGGTCAGATTAGTTGCTGAGGGACGCAAGCAGATCGAAGCACTCAAGAACAAGTTTGTTGCTGAAAGTGCCAAGAGAGTTAGCAACATCGTCACATCCCATCTTAAGGGTGAACTATCACAACTCAAAGAAGACATCAAAGTCGCAAGACAAAACAATTTCGGCCGTAAGATTTTTGAATCTTTCGCAAGTGAATTCTCTGTCACCTATCTCAACGATAAGGCAGAAACCCGCAAGGTAATGAAGGCACTNGCACACAAGGATCAACAATTGGCCGAAGCTACTAGCAAGTTGCAACAAGCAGCAAAGCTCGTAGAAAGCAAGGATCGTGAAGTCCGAATCATCAAGGAATCAACTCAACGTGAACAGACATTAGGTAATCTATTGTCTACTCTCAATGAGGAAAAAGCCGGCGTGATGAAGAGTTTACTCGAAAGCGTCCAAACCCCCAAATTACAGGCCGCATTCGACAAGTATTTACCAGCAGTTCTCAATACTGGTTCAGATGCAAAGCCTGCAAAGGCCAGAACAACTGGATCCATTATCGTAGAAGCAACTGGTAATAAAACTGCACAGGTTCAGCCTGAAGTTGATATGTTGGAAAAAGACAACGTTATCGACATCAAGCGTCTGGCAGGGCTTTAATATAGACATAATTTAGGAGATTACATATAATGTCAAAACTACTTTTAGAAAGCCGTTGGGGCGAGACCAAAGAAGCTCTGTTAGAAGGCTTAAAGGGCAATCGCCGCTCAACAATGGGTGTTATTCTCGAAAACACCAAGAAGCAACTACTCGCTGAAAGTTCAGCAGGTACGACTACAGCTGGTAATATCGCAACTCTGAATCGCGTTATCCTCCCAGTAATCCGTCGTGTTATGCCGACTGTTATCGCTAACGAACTTGTTGGTGTTCAGCCAATGACTGGCCCAGTTGGTCAGATTCATACCCTTCGTGTNCGCTATGCTAACAGCTTGACTGATAACTCAGCAGCACAAACAAGCGTACAAGCTGGTGAAGAAGCACTTTCACCATTCAAGATCGCACAGGCATATTCCCGCGTTCAAGAAGGTNCAACTGCAACTAACTACTACACTGGTGCAGACACTGCTACCCTAGAAGGTAACGGCGGAAAGCAAATCAGCGTACAGATCCTGAGACAAGCAGTCGAAGCAAAGTCTCGTAAGCTCCAAGCTCGTTGGACTTTCGAAGCAGCGCAAGACGCACAGTCACAGCATGGTATTGACGTTGAAGCAGAAATCATGGCAGCACTTGCTCAAGAAATCACTGCTGAAATCGATCAGGAAATCCTCCTATCACTTTCAACACTCGCTTCAACTGAGTATACCTTCAATCAGGCAACTGTTTCAGGTACTGCTACATACGTTGGTGACGAACATGCTGCTCTTGCAGTCCTCATCAATCGTGTTGCTAACTTGATCGCACAGCGTACTCGTCGTGGTGCTGGTAACTGGGCAGTCGTTTCCCCAGCCTCGCTCACTGTCCTTCAGTCAGCAACTACTTCAGCATTCGCTCGTACAACTGAAGGTACATTCGAAGCCCCAACTAACACTAAGTTTGTTGGTACTCTGAATGGCGCAATGAGAGTGTTCGTAAACTCTTATTCACCAGACACTCAGCCAGTACTCGTAGGCTACAAGGGATCATCAGAAACTGATGCAGCGGCATTCTATTGCCCATACATTCCTCTGATGAGTTCTGGCGTCGTACTTGATCCGACCACTTTCGAGCCGGTCGTTTCGTTCATGACACGTTATGGCTACATTGAACTCACTAATACTGCCTCAAGTTTCGGCAACGCGGCTGACTACGTTGGCGAGATTGCAGTTCAGAACCTTACATTCCAATAGATCACGTTACAGTGATAACTATTAGATAGTTATAGACGGTGGAAAAGGGGACAGAAATGTCCCCTTTTCTATTGCTTTTTGTTCCGTTATGATAAATAATATTACTGAAAGGTGATATTATGTTTAAAGAAAATAAATATACTAACGTGTATAACAAGTTAATAGAACGCTCCGTTGAAAGAAACTGGAAAAAAGCGACGGGCAGGGAACGTCATCATATCATTCCGCAATCATTGGGTGGATTAAACGATAAGAGTAACTTAACTTATCTGTCGGCCCGAGAACACTTCATCTGTCATTGGCTATTGATCAAGATGACAGAGGGCGAAGCAAGAAGTAAAATGCTATACGCATTGATGGGAATGCGAGCAATGAGCGAAAATCATCAACGATATTCTTCATCTGTAACCTCTCGTGTGTATGAAAAGTATAGAATAGAACACGCACTGAACCATTCAACCACTATGAAGCAAAAAAACTTAGTTCCTTGGAACAAGGGCGGCGTGAAAATAACCGATGAACACAGGGCAAATCTAGTACGTGCTGCAAAAAACAGAAAGATAGATCCTATTAAACAAGCTGAGGGTCAGCTAAAAAGAATCGCCAAAGTAACGGGACAAAAGCGAACTACAGAAACTTGTTTAAAAATGTCTCTTGCAAGCAAAGGCAAACCTAAGGGACCAATGAGCGAAGAACAAAAAGTAAAGCGTTCAATAAAGCAAAAAGGTGTATCAAAACCAGAAGGATTTGGTGACAAGGTAGCTGTACGAATGAAAGAAGAATTCTCAAAGAATAATCCTAATAACAGAGAAGACTTAAAGAAAACTTGCCCTTACTGTCATAAAACTTTTGGTCCCAGTAACTATTCTCGTTGGCACGGTGAAAACTGTAAATCACGATAAATAGAAGATGCGTATAAAAGAATTATTTGAAAGTCAATTGGATGAGATAACCAGGCCGCCGTTGGTTCAGGCTGAATATATCCTATTCAAGGCTGGTTACAAGAGACTAGATAATAATGATGCAGCCTATGCTCAAGTCTATGCGAAGCCCGGTGCCGCCTATGTAATAAAACTATTCAAATCTCATGACACTGCTTATATGGCTTTTGTTGATCTTGCAAGAGCCAACAAAAACATACATTTTCCAGTATTCAAAGGTAAGATGATCAGGGTCACTGATCAATACCATGCTATACGTATAGAGAGATTGACGCCTGTTCTGTCTATACCAGAAGTAGGTAATGCCCGGACTGTAGCCGATATAATGGACAACTACATGATAGCTCCTCCGGATGAACACCGAGAACAGCAGATGGATATGATAGAAAAGAGTCAGCCGGGTATAAAAGCTGTATGTGATCTCATCGCCAATAAATTGTTACCAACATACGAACTTGATCTCCATAGCTTTAATATCATGATGCGTGGAAACGTGCTAGTAATAACGGATCCAGTGATGTAATGATAAATATATACATTATCAATAGGAGATAAAAATGACAGACACCACACTAACAACAGGTGAACAACTAACTTTTACCTATGATCAAGTATATTCCACAGAAGATGAGACAGTTGGTGCAGGAAAGACTGGCACTGGGGTTACTATCGTCAACGGAACACCGGTGTTCGGTAAAGTATCGCCTAACCTCACAGGCTCGGGTATAGCGATGAAGATCAATCAAGAACAATTTGATATTATTGCTAATACCAGTTCAGGACAGAATCCTTTGCACGGATATGTTTATACCGCTATCTGGGCAGAAGGCAGTACATATGCTACGACTCCAGTTGAAGTATGGTATGATACACTCGCATTGTTCGGCAATCCGTGTTATACACTATGGGTAATTGACCCTACTGACACTACTTATAAGACAGGAGCCACTGGTACTTACAATTTCCCAGTCACTATCGTGAATTCTCCTGATGTCAACGGTGGCCCGGTACCTAGTTAATTGTTGGTTGCGACAACTTCTAGACAATATGAAAAAATGCGTTCTGGTAAATAGATCGCTCGTTGGCACGGTGATAACTGTAAGAAGAAAGATAGCTAAAATGAAAATCCATGAGATGACCATGCGAGGTGGCGACTTCAATGATGTTGCTAACAAATTTGTTGCCGCCAAAAAAGATGAATGGAAAAAGAACGGCAAACATGTAGGTGATATTGAGAACTTCTCAGTATCACAAGATGGCTATTATTTCTCTATCTGGGACAATGATGAAATAGTTGCTTGTACTTCTTTAAAAGGTTCTACTGATACAAATATAGTAGATGATGTATGGGTAAATCCTGAGTATAGAGGACAAAAAATATTCTCTAAACTTATATGGTTCTACAAGACTAGACTGAACAGAGATAACATATTAATAGGACAAGTCCATTCTAAAGATATGCAAGAAGTCATAAAAGGACTTAGTAGATTTGACAAGTATTGGTATAATATTGAAACCAAAGAAAAGAAGCCATTTTCATCAGACACCCTTGATGATTTCTACTCGTACACACAGATCACGCCATGGAGACTGATGTTAGAGAATGCTGGTGATTTCTCAAGTTGGCCTAAATTTACAGAAGGTAAAAGCTTTATGTCGGAATCATACGATCCTTACATAGACTGATATGTTCGTTGGCACGGAACTATAAATACCATAAGGAACAAGAAATTACCATTATGGAGAGATCGTAACCTATCTTGGATAAATAAGTACTGTGTAAGGAATGGATAAGAAAATGTTATGTACGAAATTAATACTTAAGGATTTGATTTCAAAAGCTCCTATAATAAATCCTATATACCGTAGTGCATTCCTTTCTAACCCTGAATCAGACTTTATATATATTCCTATACAAAAGAACGCCCATACTTGGACTGTGAATGAACTTCTTGCTAGGGGATTTACTAATAAAACATTTTTTCATAACCCAGAATACATCAATGCGAAAGACACAATTGTAGTTTTACGCGATCCCATAGAAAGATGGATTTCTGGGATGGCAGAATATTTTTCTATAGCATTGTGGGATATGAAGTTGCTTGATACTTCAACCGACGTTATAGATGAAGAAATGTTAGAAATTATTATAAACAAAACAGAATTGGATCAGCATACCAGATCACAAACTGATTTTATTAAAAAAATTAATATGAATAAACTCATATTTTTTAACTTTCACGACAACTATACGATGCGGTTTAGGGATTTTTTAAATTCACGTGGCTTGCTGCAAGATGGAGTAAACTGGGCTAAGTTGAATAGCACTGATACCAAATTCAGAACCCCGCATAAAACACTACGGTGGGTTACTTTTTTCAATGAAGTCCTAAAAAACCCACAATATCTCAAAAAAATACAAAATTTCTATGAAGAAGATCAAAAACTGATAGATTCCGTTAAGTTCTATCAATAGTTCAAGAAATCCTAGTGTCACCGTCTACTGTAGCATTGTAGATTGACTTGCGTGCTGTACGCATTTTCTTATTATGTATTCTAGCACAATTAGCACATAAAGTCAAGAGATTATTTTTGATTTGTTGTTTTTATTACCATCTCTGAAGACGAGGTCTAGCTGAACCTTATCCTGTGGTACAAATCCGCATTCCTCGCATATCATTTTCTTATGCTGTAGGTGTTTGAATCTGTCATTATATAATGCTTTAGCACAATCAGTGCAATACTTTTGCC